ATAGCAATATTTGTTTTATTATTACAAGGTTGCGCTAAGTATGTGCCAGTTATTGATACAAAAGGTAAAGCAAAATTTGAAACATCTAATGCTTCAGAGATTTCAGATGATCTTTTACATTGTTCACACTTAGCGGAAAAAAATAGTACACTTTTAGGTAATATTAATTTTTGGCTTTCAAGTCCTGAAGGTCATAACCAATATGCCAATATATATAAAAAGTGTATGGAAGGCCGTAACCACCAAGTATTAAAATAACATAGGAGATAATTATGGTTGAAATGCCAATTTGGATGTTAGGATTATTTATATTTGCAATATTTATTTTATTTTTAATGTTATTAGAAAGTAACCGAAAAATAAAAAATATAAATTTGCAAACTATAATTAATTCTCAATTAATAAGTAAATCGTTTGAAGAAATTGCTATAGATATGGATGCTTTAAACGATATAATACGTAAATTAGATGCCGATTATGAATATAAAAACACAAAAACACCTTAAGTTAATTGTCGATAATACTATTGATGGCAAACTTAAAGACTTAGAGGGCAAACAACAACAATTAATAAAAGGCAAAATACAATTACAAAATGAGCAAAAAATAATTAAAGGGTTATTAAAACAATACGAAGATCATATAATATTACTAGAAAAGAAAATAAATAAACATAGGAGGAATAATAATGCTAACAGAAACATTAAGCAAACTCGAGACACTAGGACCTGTCGGGATTAAAATCCGTACAATTATGAATGAGCGTTATGACTTTTTAAATAAAGAAAGTAATGGCCCTTTAAAATCAGGTATTGTAAGAATGATTGATAAGCATAAAATAGACTATAATATGATGATTCAATTATCTTATTCAATTGTTGCAACAGGTACAACTGAAGGCCAAAACTTAATTCAGTTAGCTATTGCAATTGGTAATAGAATACGTAATTATTATAAATTGCCTACAAAAGCCGAGTTAGATCTTAGGTTAGGTGTATTTGTGTTAAATGCTTATTCATTAAATGGCATGGTAATTATTAAATTAGTTAACGATTTTAAATCTTTTAATAAAGCCAAAACTGTGTACAAAGTTTATATGGGCTATAATAGATCTGATATGCGTAAATTGTTAAAAGAATTTAATGAAGTTCAAGATCCATTTAAACCTTTATTAACTATTGCGCCTAAATGGGAATTTGGTACAGTTACTAATTTAAATGGTGAAAGTATTAAATTAATTAAACAAAGTAAAATTGATACAATTGCTCAAATTAATAATCATAATACCCCAATTGTGTTAAACGCTGTAAACAAAAAACAAAGTATTGCATATTATGTAAACCCAAAAGTTTATAATATTTATAAATGGGCATTACAAACAAATCAATCTTGTTTTGAGCATAATGCAGTTGATACTATTGCTAAAGATAGGAAAGAAGCTAAAAAATTTGAAGCATTACAAGTTTTAAAAGCTGCTACTCCTTTTGTAGGTAAAAAGTTTTATCAACAATATCAAGCTGACAACAGAGGTAGACTATATCCTTTATCTGCGTATTTAAATGAGCTTAACTCAGACAATGCTAAGGGTATGTTATCTTTTTATGAAGGTAAACCTTTAGGTGAAAACGGTTTAAACGAACTGTATCACCATATTGCAAATATGTGGGGTGAAGATAAGTTACCGCATAAAGACAAAGTTAAATTTGTAGAAAATAATTATTATAACTTTGTAAAATACGGAAAAGATCCTGCTTCTGCAAAAGGCTGGATGGAAGCTGAAGAGCCTTTTCAATTCTTATCTGCTGTTATAGAGCTAGCAGAATTAGATGCACATTTTGTAGGTGGTGGAGATACTAAAGATTTTTTATCTCATACAATTTGCTATAGAGACGGCTCAAACAATGGCTTGCAATGGTTGTTTAGTTTAGTTAAAGACGATAAAAATGGTCATTTAGTTAATATTAAAGCTACATCAGATAATAAGCCGGGTGATATGTACAATCATGTTGCTGTTTCTGTAAAAGATATAATGCATAATAAAGCTAAAGAAGAAGATAATTTATCTTTAGATTATTATAATTTATACTTTAAGTCTATTGAAAAAATTAGAAATAGATGGAGAGTTGCAGAACTTAATAATGATAAGAACGTTGAAAATAAAAAACGTTTAATTAAATGGTATCAAAAAAGATACCGAACTGAACTTAAACTAACCGATATTATTTATTGGGATAAAGCTAAGTTTACAATAAAAGAATGGCGTAAGATTGTTAAAAGAAACGTAATGACTTACGGTTATTCCGCGACAAAGCAAGGTATGGGTGAGCAGATTATTCAAGACACAAGAGATATTGATAATGTGTATTTGAGTAATAAACAGCATTCAGCTGCGAGAGCTTTAGGAGCTTTAGTTTATACAACTATTGAAACTGAATTTCCCGAAGTTGCTGCTGCGATGAAACTATTTAAAGATAATTGTGCAGCTTATATGAAAAAGCATAATAAGCAATACTCACATAAAACTTTAATTAGTAACTTTCCATTTACTCAACATTATGTAAAATATAAAAGCGCAAGAGTTAAGCTAACAGATGGTTTACACGTTATGGGTAACGATAAATCATTTAAGTGGATTAACAGAGTTGATTTTGTGATTAAAACTGAATTGCCAATACTTAATATTGGTAAAGCTAAAGCAGCAATTTCACCTAACTCAATTCATAACCTTGACAGTTTGCATTTAATGTTGGTTATTGATGAATGTGATTTTGATATTGTATCAGCACATGATTCTTATGGAGCTCATGCTTGTAATGTAAATATGATGCAAAAAGTAATTCGTACTCAATTTAAAAGAATAATTGATGCTAATCCTTTGCAGCATAACTTAAACGAAACCGGTAATTTAGTACCAATGATAAAACAAGGGCAACTAGATAGTTCAGAAATATTAAACTCTGAATTTGCTTTTGCATAACAATAGGAGAAAAACATGGATAAATATCTACATAAAATGCTTGAGGTAGCCGGAGAAGTCATACAATGGACATTTGACTTTTGCGATACTAATAGTACAGAGGTTAAGTGGTTTAGTATTGGTGTAATATCAGTTATATTATTTCAATTAATATTTTAAATAAAGGAGTAATATATGAGCAACTTTACTGTTATTGTTAAAAATAATGATATAGAAAAAGCAATACGTAAGATGAAAAATAAAACAGCTAAGTTAGAAGTATTAAAAACTTATCGAAAGCGCTCAAGATACGAAAAGCCTTCAGATAAACGAATACGAATAACAAAAGCTAATATAATCAATACTAAAATAAAAAAACGTAAACGAGAAAAAGACCTATAAATGGACTTAATTATATTTAGTAATGAGCTATGGCATTTAGTGCCTGTAACTAAAGCGATGTTTGAGGGATCTATAAAACCCGAAATTGTCGATTGTTTTAGCTTATGTGATATACTTAAAGATAAACTTACAACTTATCTTAAGGTCCAAAATCAATATATAATGAATGATAAAAGTGGCCTATTTTATGGCTGCATTTGTAGGTAATTTGTGTGTGGTTTAGCCAAAATAGCTTAAAGTTAAGCCACATATAAAAAGACACCCTTACAGACCACAGATCAAAATATTATATATAAATAGGAGAATACAATAATGCCACGAGGCGGATATAGACCAAACGCAGGTCGCCCAAAGCAAACTAGTGAAGAAAAGCTAATTAATAAGCAGCTTTCCACTATTGATAAGCTAAAAAAACTTAAATTAGATCCTATTGATATATTAAATAAAGAATTAAAAGCCTTAAAGGGCAAAGAAGATACTAAATCACAAAATTTACGAGTTCGAATAGCTGAAAAGTTATTAGAATATGGCTATTCAAAACAACCAACCTCAATACATACATCTGGAACATCAGATATGCCTGTTTTAACGATAGTGCAAAAAGGCCAGCATAATGACGAGAAGGTTGTTAGCCCTATAATTGACGAAATTCCTGCTAAGAATACTAATGAAAACTAAACTTCAGAAACAAACTAAACCAGTTTATAATGTGTACATCACATACTACACAGACGGAAGTTTTTATATTGGATTCACCAGTAAAACTGGAAAAGCATTGGAATCTTATTTTGGTAGTAATACTATTAAAGATAAGCTGGTAGACCATAAACAAATTGTTTTTACTTCAACAAGTAAAGCAACTGCAAAACTCTTTGAACTTTTGCTCCAATTATCCGCAATGGATTCCCCGAAGTGTGTGAATGACATGTTAAACGTACGGGTTAGAGCTAGTCATATGAGAGGTTTACCTAAATTTGGTATAACATTTGAAAACAATGAGTTTAACATTAAGGACAAATAATGAATATTGAAATGCTGAGAGAACAATTAAAAATTGATGAAGGCGTTAAATATGAAATTTATAATGATCATTTAGGTTATAAAACTTTTGGTATTGGCCATTTGGTTACCGCTAAAGATGAAGAATATGCTGCTCCTATTGGAACTGTTATTTCTGAAGATAGAGTTAATAATGTTTTTAATGAAGATGTTACGACTTATATAAAAGAAGCTAAAAAAGTATTTTCTAATTTAGAAGATTTACCTGAAGAAGCACAACAAGTAATTGTTAATATGTGTTTTAATATGGGTGCTCCTAGATTAAGTAAGTTTAAAAAATTTATTTCAGCTATTAATAATCATAACTGGGAATTAGCTTCAAAAGAAATGTTAGATTCGAAATGGGCAACACAAGTTGGTGAAAGAGCTAACCGACTATCAATGAGAATAAGCAAAATTACTACATTTGAACATAGTGATTATTTTAATAATGAATATATGAAATATAATAAATAAAATGACTAATACATACACAGTAAGCCTGTTTCCTTTTCAACAAGAGGTATTTCAGCACCCTGCAAGATTTAAAATTGTGGCAGCTGGTAGAAGAACAGGAAAAAGCTATTTAGCCTGTGTTATGGCTTATAATCATTGTTTAGAAAAATCTAATAGAAGAGCTATTTTAATTGGCCCAACTGTTTCAATGATTAGAGAAAGTATGTGGCAAACATTAAAAAGTTTAGTATTGCCCGATCATATTGAAGGATTACCAAGAGAAATAGATTTAGAAATAAGACTTATTAACGGATCTAAAATATCTTTAAAAGGATTTGATAGACCTGATGCCTTAAGAGGTATCTCGCCTTCGCCTTCTTTTATTATATTAGATGAATTTGCATTTATTAAACAAAATGCGTTTACTGAAGTTGTGTTACCTATGACTTCTGATCCAATTAAAAAAGCAAATGTATTAATTATATCAACACCAAAAGGTGTAAGTAATGACTTTTATAATCTATATTGTAAAGGCCAAGAGCCTAATCCTTTATGGAAAAGCTGGCAGTTTACCGCATCTAAAGTCAGACCTGATATGAAAGAAGAGATTGAGTTAGCACGCTCTACTCTTGATTTAAAAACATTTGAACAAGAATATTGTGCTACATTTAATAACAGCGGTGATTCTGTATTCTATAACTTTAATAGAGAATTACATGCTACTGATAATTTAATGCCGTTTGAACCATATGAAGATATACATATAGCTATTGACTTTAACGTTAAGATCATGGCCAGTAGTGTATTTGCTCATAGAGGTGATCAATTGCATTGTTTAAACGAATTTTATGGGTCATCGGATACTACCCAATTAATAAGACGTATTAATAAAACGTATCCAAATAAAACTATATTTGTATACCCTGACGCTTCTGGTAATGCTCGAAAGAGTTCAGCTGCAACAGGTGTTACTGACTTTAGTTTGTTAAGAAAAGCAGGGTTTCAAATCCGTGCTAGAAACAAACAACCGCGTATTGTAGACAGCGTTAACTGTGTTAATAGCCTACTGCAAGATGCAACCGGCGTAAGCCGATTATTTTTTGATAAGCGTACTACAACCCGTACTATTGCTTCTATGGAACAGACTTCGTGGAAGCCCGGTAATACTACGGGAATGGATAATGCAATCATAGATAAAAGTAAAAACAATGAACACTTCAGCGATGGAGTAAGGTATATTTGTGAGATGTTATATCCTATTAATAAGGATAGACCTGCATTGATTAGAGACCGAAGTTGGTCGTTTTAATCATAATATACAAGCTATTTGAATTGTATTCAAAAGTTAAAAGCATTGTTATTACTATCTTATTTATTTTTTGTGTATCCATAAACGCCTATGCCAGTCAAACCTTTACGCCTAAATCAGCTGCTAACGTAGCTGGCCTCAGGCCTTGGGCCTTTAGCCTGCAGTCGTTGCTGCGGTTAATAGCTAAAGATCTCTGCGCTTATGGGCTATAGGCCCCTTTTTGGCTTTTGGCGCATTGGCCATTTCCTCTTTTGCGGGGTCAAAAATTAACCCAATTTAGAATAGGCCAAATCAAAACTTAATCAAAAACAAATTTAACCGAGCTAAACGTTTTAGTTCATCTTAATGTTTAGGAAACACACAAAAATGACAATTAGATATAAAAACAGTTCAGTTGTTAAATCAACCGAAACTGCCAAAGGCCCAGGATACCCGAATGATGAGTATTTAAGCCAAGTAAACGAATGGAAAAGAAACAGAGCATTAATACAAGGTCCTTCTTATACGAAAGACTATGATTCTGTGCCTTCAAGCGATAATTTACTACTTCCGTTTAACCCAACGATGACACAAGAGCAATATGACTTCTACAAAGCCGAAGCCGAGGTACCAGGCGTATCTAGCGAGTTTTGTAAAATGATTATAGGTGGTTTATTAAGAAAACAACCAATGTTAGAAATTAATGGGGCTCCAGAGGAAGCTAAGCAATGGATATTAGATGATATAGGTGCTGACAAAAGTAACTTAATATCATTTTTAAGCACTGCTTTATGGGAAGAATTACAAACGTCAAGAGCGTTTATACAAATTGATTTTCCAAATGTAGATTTAGAAAGCTTAAGTCCTGCTGATAGAAAAGAAGTAAAGCCATATCCAATATTGCACAACGCTGAGAATATTGTTAACTGGTCTATAGCAACTGATATGAAGGGTCAAGTAAAATTAGATAGTTTAATTACTAGATATTTTGTACTTGAATATGATCCAAATAGTCCTTATCATCCAAAATATATTGATACCGTTCAGGTTCATAAATTAGATGAGCAAGGTTTATATGTAATTGATACATTTATTAGAAACACAGCTGATACACCTACATTTATTGATGGTGGAGTTGATTATTCATTTGATCAACTAACTGATGACTGGGTTTTAAGAAGTACTAATGAAAATTTATTTCAAAATGGCGTAAGAATGAATTATATACCTTTCTTTCCTTTAAATGGTTCAATTGATACAGTTGATCCCTTAATGACTGCCATTGTTAACAGAGAAATTGCATTATATAATAAAATTTCAAGACGAAACCATTTATTATATTTAAGTGCAACTTACACTCCAGTTGTTAAATCTGATTCATTAACTGATTCCGAGAAAACTGATCTTGTTAAGCAAGGTTTAGGTACTTGGTTATTTGTTAATAAAGATGACACTGTTGAAACATTACAAACACCAACTAATGCACTTTCTGATATGGAAGCGGCTATTAAAGGTGGTTATGATGAATTAACAAGAATTGGTGTTAAGATGTTAAGTTTAGAGCCTAATAATTCTGATCAATCTGGTGTTGCCTTAAGCCTAAGAAACGCATCACAAAATGCAGCCTTAGCAAGTTTAAATGCTAAGATTTCTGAAAGCATGAAGAAAATTATTAAACATCTTATAAATTGGAGATATGATATAAATATCACTGAACAAGATATAAGATTTAATTTATCATCTGATTTCAACGCTACTCCTAGAGGAAGCGATTGGATGAGATTAATTACTGAATGGTATCAAGGTGGACTAATCCCTAGATCCACATTCTTAGAAGTTGCTAAAAACAATGATGCAATTCCTACAGATTATGATGATACTAAAGGCAATGACGAAATATCTCAAGATGAAAGAATAATTTCTCCTAGAGAACAATATCAACAAGAACTAAATGTTATTCAAGGTGATACTACTACTGAAGAATAATTATTAATTTAATGCTCCCTAGAAATAGGGGGCATCACAAAGGAAATTATGGAACTATAATGATGAATAATGATACAATAGTTACTGCTACTTTATTTGGGGTAACAGCAGGTATAACTACACAGTCTATGTCAGCTATAATAATTGGTGCAATAGCCGTTGGGGTTGTTCAACCATTTTTTAGAGTATTATGGACTAAAAAATTAAACGAAATTAAACAATGTCCGAAATGTAAAAAGAGAAGAAGGAAATAAATATAGTAAACTTATTAAGAGGAATATTAATATGAATTACAAATTTACAGCATTATTAATAGTAATGATGACTTTACTGGCTTTATTTGGCGGACCAGTACAATGAGTAGAAAAACAAATACGACAATGATAGCATTACTAGGTACAATATTAATGGGGCTTAGTACATGGGTGTTAATTACATTAATAGAATTACAAACAATAGTTGCGATGATGCAACAAGAACTTATGTCTTTAGATAAAGTTTTTGGGAGAATTTATTCTCATATGGATCGATTGGCAAACAGATAAAAGAATTTAAAAGAAAAATGAGATATATATTATATTCAAGTTTAATAATATATTTAATATCTATAACAATACTTACTGTCAAAACAGTAAATATAATTTAAAAAAACGTAGAAAGTATATAAATAATGATAATAGAAGATAGAGATAATTTACTGACAGATTTTGGTAAAACTACATTAAAGGACAGGTATTTACTACCCGAAGAAAATAGTCCCCAAGAAGCATTTTTAAGAGCGGCAAAAGCCTATTCTGATAATGACGAAATGGCACAAAGAATTTATGATTATTCATCTAAATTATGGTTTATGTATTCTACGCCGATATTAAGTAATGGAGGAACAGAACGAGGCATGCCTATTTCTTGTTTTTTAAATTATGTTGGAGATAGTAGAGAAGGATTAACTGATCATTATACTGAAAACGCTTGGTTAACATCTATTGGTGGTGGCATTGGTGGATACTGGGGTGATATTAGATCTGATGGAGTTAAAACATCAGGTGGATCTCAATCATCGGGTACTGTACCATTTTTAAAAGTAGTAGATTCAGAAATTATGGCATTTAGCCAGGGCAAAACTAGAAGAGGTAGTTATGCTGCATATATGGATATATCACATCCAGAAATATTAGAATTTTTAGATATAAGAAAACCATCAGGTGGGGATATACATAGAAAATGTTTAAACCTACATCATGGTATAAATATTACTAATAACTTTATGGAACTTATTGAAAAATGTATTCAAGAGCCAACTTATGATGATACTTGGAATTTAATAGATCCTCATACAAAAGAAATTGTTAGAAAAGTTTCAGCTAGAGATTTGTGGTTAAAAATACTTGAAAATAGAGTAGCCACTGGTGAGCCCTATATATGTTTTATTGATCATATCAATGATGCATTACCTGAAACACAAAAGAAATTAGGATTATCAGTTAAACATTCAAATTTATGTACTGAAATTACTTTACCTACTAACGAAGATAGAACAGCAGTGTGTTGTTTATCTTCTGTTAACTTAGAGAAGTATGATGAGTGGAAAAACGATAAATTATTTATATCTGATATAGTTAGATTTTTAGATAATGTATTACAAAGTTTTATCGAAAATGCACCTGATAGTGTATTTAGAGCAAAGTTTAGTGCAACTCAAGAAAGATCTATTGGTCTTGGCGCTATGGGTTTTCATGCTTATTTACAAAAAAATAATATTGCATTTGAATCTGCTATGGCAAAAGCTAAAAATAAGGTAATGTTTAAACACATAAAAGATGAAGCTGTTAAAGAATCTCAAAGATTAGCTATAAAAAGAGGTGAAGCACCTGATATGGAAGGTACTGGAATGAGAAATGCTCATTTACTTGCTATCGCTCCTAATGCTTCAAGTTCAATTATTTGTGGAACTACTTCACCAAGTGTTGAGCCTTTTAGGGCTAATGCTTATGTACAGAAAACTATGTCTGGTTCTTTTTTAGTTAAGAATAAATTTTTAGAAAAACTATTAGAGACAAAAGGTATTAATAACGAAAAAACATGGACTTCAATTTTAGGTAATAGAGGTTCTGTTTTACATATTAAAGAACTATCAGCTTGGGAAAAAGATGTATTTAAAACTGCAATTGAAATTAACCAAAGTTGGGTTATTGAACATGCAGCAGATAGACAAGAATTTATTTGTCAAGGTCAATCATTAAATGTATTTGTTCCTGCTGATGTTAATATTAAAGAGTTACATGATACACATATGTTAGCCTGGAAGAAAAAATTAAAAACTTTATATTACTGTAGAAGTGAAGCAATTAAACGTGCTGAACTAGTAAGTAAAAAAGTTGAAAGAACAATTATACCTGAAGCTGATTGTTTAGCTTGTGAAGGTTAAGGAATAATTATGATTAAAAAAAAATTAACTATAACACAAAAATATCGTCAACTTAAAAAACAGACAGAACAAGCTGGAATGAAAGTTAAAGAAGAAGATGGTAAAATTGTTGTTACTGGAAAACCAAAAAGGAAATAAATGAGTTTATTTGATACTAGAAATTATTATAAGCCCTTCGATTATGAATGGGCGTTCGAAGCATATGAAACAATGCAGAAGATGCATTGGCTTCCTAGTGAAGTACCATTGCATGAAGATGTAAGGGATTGGAATGAAAGATTAACTGAGGAAGAAAAGAATTTAGTATCCCAAATATTAAAATTTTTTACTCAAGGTGATGTAGATATTGCACAAGCATACTTGGATAGATATATTCCAAAATTTAAATCTCCTGAAGTAAGAATGATGCTTGCATCTTTTGTTTCATCTGAAGCTAATCATGTTCATAGTTACTCATTATTAAATGATACTATTGGTGAAACACAATTAACTAATTTTAAAGCATTTCAAGAATATAAAGAAATGGCTAATAAACATGAATATCTTTTTAAATCTAAGGGTAAAGGTACTCAAGGTTTAATAAGAGATATTGCTTGTTTTTCTGCATTTGGAGAAGGTTTACAATTATTTGCATCATTTGTAATGCTTTTAAACTTTCAAAGATTTGGGAAAATGAAAGGCATGTGCCAAATTGTTACTTGGTCTATTAGAGATGAAACACACCATGTTGAATCAATGATTAAATTATTTCATACATTAGTAAAAGAAAATCCTGAAGTATGGACAGAAGATTTTAAAGCTGAATTATACCAAACATGTAGAGATATGGTTGAACTTGAAGATAAGTTT